GAAGAGTCATCAGGAAGAACTCCTGCATCAACGATTCCATCGATAGCCGCTTTGACTGCTGGATTACATGCACCTACATCTTGAAGCCTCCCGCCTTTTTGGTGAGGTTCAACGGTGACGCTAATCCACGCCATAGGAGGTATCTTCTCATATTTAGCCAGTAGTTGAAAAGCCGAGCGCCACTCTTTTGTAAGTTTTGCTCTTTCCCATCGATTGCCCGAGCGCTCTGCGTTTGTCGTCCATGGGCGTTGAGCCAACTCAAGCCGATAGATAATTTGTTCAGCGTCGTCCGCATAGCATAAGCAATCCATGACTTAAAGGTTAGGTACAGGTTAAGGAATGTCAAGTTGTCTCTTTCCACCATAATTATCTAAATACCACCAAAGCCCATTGTTATCTTGAAAAGGTATTTCTCCAGCCGACTCAACCTTTTGAATTAAGTAACCTAACTCCCTAGCCTTATCACGATTTGATTCAACCCAACCATGACAGCCTGAAGTCCCAGTACCGCATAAAACAATAAGATTCGCTGATTTATGGAGTTCCTGATTCTTACTTCCGCCCATCATTCTTGGGCGCCGATGATGAACTGAGACTGGAAAACCTAGGAAATCTCTTCCGCATCTTTCACATTTGTAAAAGGCTCGGGCGAGGACTGCGAATCGGGTCTCATCATCAACTTTAAGTTTAGGGTTTGCCATTGGAGTCTTTCGTCTGCGAGGGCGTCCAAGCAAGCAGGGCATACCTTTGCGCTCGTTTGAATCTCCATTTGTAGTACCAATCGACAAATCGAAATATCTTCATGCGTCAGGTGCCACAGTCCCGCTATCTGTTTCCAACGGAGCATCCGTCACCCTATTTCTGTCCATGTATTCCCGAAATTCTTTTTTCCATTTAGCAATAACTTCAGGAGATGCTTTTTGTTTTTCTCGTTCCTCGAACTCTAAACTCATCAGACGGCTTTTTTCTCGTTCTCTAGCATCGGACATCCTACGACGCCATTCTTTGTTTATGTGCGAGGGTTGAATAGCCGTGTCAAAGTTTGCGTAATGCCAAGAAACAATTTGTTTTGCATCCTGTAATGGTAAATCCGAATCAAAAGATTCTGCCCATGCTCGAACCTTTAACTCATCGACCTGAATTCTTAAATCGTAAATACCGATGAAGCCGACAAGAACTGCAATATCAGACAGACTCATTGCGGAGTTTTTCTGATAACTCGATGGCTCTAATTGCTGATTGCTCATGTTTTGTCTTTACCCCCACTCCTCTAAGAACTAAGTCCATCTGTCTCATAGATGGAACTGTGCCTATGTAATCTAACGCCTGTTCAATTTGTTCGGCTTGGTAGCCTCGCTTCTCTGCCGCTTGGCAGATTGCTAGTAAAGAGTGCCAAGCACTTTTACCCAATGGTTTAACTCTTTGCTTCTCCCACCATTTTCTTGCTACTGCTTCAGAGAGTGCGACAACTGCGACAGCAGTTTCGTCACTCTTCGTTGTAGATAGGACGGATGTATAGGACGGATGGTACGGAGTGGAGTTGGGGAGTGAAGGGGTCAGAGTTGGGGAGTCGAGGGTATCTGAGTTGGGGAGTTCTACCTCTCCTAAACTTTGTTCGTCCCCTACTGAGTTGGGGAGTTTCTTCCATAACAACTGGTAGACAGTTGCATTACCTCGGGAATTACCTTTAGTAATAATCTTGATATGCCCATCAGCCACCATCTCGTTTATGACTTTCCGAACATACTCAACTGAACATCTACCCTTGGAAGCAAGGTTTGACTGAGAGGCGAAGAATCGACCATCATCATGAGAAATATCTGCGAGCGCAAGATGAATTAAAAGTTTGGTTCCATCGTAAGGCGAATCCGCCCAAACTTTAGTAATCCACCTGATGCTCACAAATCTCCTCCACAATGAGGGCAATTTTTCTTTCGCCCTTGTCGTTCAACTAATCTACCTTCAATACAAGAAACATCTACATAAACCTTGCATCCATTACGAGTCTCTTTGAGACGGGCAATGCGACCTGATTTATGGAGGACGGACAATACACCCGAAGCGGTTCCATGGTGAAGTCCTGTTACTTCAGATAACTCTTTCCAAGTTAGCCCAACCAATTCTCTTTGCGATAAAAGGTTTAAGGCTTGCGCTTGGCGTAGGGCAGTCTTACCCGACCTATCCGCCTTTAGCGCTCGCTCTTTAGATGTATCTGTCCCACTATGTCCCGAAGTCCCTGCGTATGGAAGTTCAGGATGAAACAGCAACTCCTTCGACTTTGACTTCATCGGATTCCTCTTCCAATTTTGGTGGGTTAATTTTTAATTGTTGCTCACGGAACTTAAGACGGAACTGCTCTAAAAGTTCAGCGTTGTATTTTTCTTTGTTGGCAGTTATGTACTGACCAACTGAAGCCAATGATTCCAAGTCGGACGCTTGATGAATTTTTGTTAGAACCGCAGAGGGCGCCATAACATCATCAGAGGATGAGCGTTCGTAGGATTGTGCATCAGGGTCTACTTCATCGGTTGGTAGTGCTAGTGATTGAAGTAGGGCTGTACGGAAAGCAACTGACATGGCTTTGGCTGTTGCCTTATCGCCTGAATCCATCGCTTCACCAACAACCGTGGCTTTAATTGCATCACCGTTTGCACCAATGAATGTATAACTAACTTTGACTTTGACATGTCCCATTGCTGTTCGGTTACGACCTATCTCAACTGTTTGATATTCGTACTCTTCAACTGATGGAACTACAACCACACCAAACTTTTGTAGTGCTGGTGAGACTGCATTGACTACTGAATCAATCCCTCGGAAATTGAATCCTTGAGATGTGTTTTTATCCTTCTTGGCGATACCGCCAACTGCTTTCATAATCTCGCTCAATGCTTGAGCGATAGGTAATTTGTTTTCCATTGTCCCTCTCTCTACTCTGCAATAACAAATGAAACTGAAGTCTCAGCAGGTATAACTTTTACTGCTGGCACAATTTCACCTTGGGTTGATATTACCTTATCTTCAGATTGATTCAAAGCACCTAGCGCTTTTTTATCAATTTCTTTTTTAACTCTGACTAATTCGGGGGCGTTCTTCTCAGCCCATTCAATGAACTTAGTTTCATCCTCAATATCGAACTTAACCCGACCTGAAATAGTTTTGATTGTGCCGTGGGGCAGAACTATGCTTTTACGGTCTTTAGAGCGCTCCTGAAGGGCGTATGGGCGTAGGTTGGACTCAAACCACTCAGCATCCCTCTCAAGGGCTGTATTGACCTTCTCAAGCCATTCCATGACCCTCTTAACCTCTCGGTCAAAGATGTCTTTGTTCTCTGCTTGTTTGCGCCGAATTGAGGCAAGTTTTCGCATTGCCCAATCTGCCTTGGAATCATCATCAACTTTGAATGGTTCACGGGCTGGCTCTTGAATGATTTCAAAATCATCAACTGGTGTTACTTCTAATGCGTTGTCCATGTGGACTCCTCTCGTTTGGGGAGAGGATACTAAACCCTAGTTTAGTCTGTCAAGTACCTCAGAACCCGATTATCTGCCCAACATACACGGAGGCACCGACAATCGTGGCAATCATGAGACCACCGACTGTTCGAACTACCCACTCAGAGCGAGACTCCATCTTTTCAAGTCGGTCTGTTATATGAACCATGGCTTGAGAGAATCGCTCTGAGTCGGATTCGTAAACATCTTTGCGAAGATAAGTTTGGCTCACATTTAGATTCATCTGCTTGACTTCCATGGTTAGGTCATCAAGCCTACGCATAATCTCTCCTAAACTGGGCTTCACTTCTTCGCTCATTCTTATGCCCCCGTAAACTTAGGGCGCCCAAAGCCAACAATGGCAACTGGGAGATTAGGCTTGAACTTATTTCTATTCTTCTTTTTGAAGGCTCTAATTTTAAGGCAAACTTCTCCGCCGTTGCGTTGGTTGCCTTTTTTATCTGAACTTGTATTTCCTTCAATGCAGGTAACTGTGCCGTCAAGATTATCTTTTACAACAATCCCTACATGGCTAATTCTATCAACTCCATCTGCGGGGAAATCAAAATAAACAATATCTCCCGCTTGTGGTTGTGCAGTTTCCCCTTCTTGCCAACGCTTCATCTTTTTGAAAGCATCGGCTCCCGCTGGAGTGTAAACAGTATTAGGAATTTCAACTCCCGCTTTTTTCCCACACCAATTAACGAAGGCTCCGCACCATGGTTGGTTAGCCTTTTGATACTTGGTCTTGTTCTCGGGAACTGCTTCTTCGATATAACCGATTTCAGCGGTTGCAATCTCAACTAAGAGTTCAGCGGTGCCTTTAGGTGCTGGCATTATTTTTTCTTCGCCGACTTCTTGGCTGTCATTTTCTTGACAACTGCTTCGGTAACTCCGTCGGCAATCTTGCCAAACGCAGGGTCTTTAGGGTTTGCCGCTCTAATGGCGACTGGGAGTACGGCTGAAACACCAGCCGCTAAAATTGCTTTAACTGAATCTCCGTCAAGGGCAAGAATGTCCCCGCCTGTAATCATAAATGCTGTTGTAACCGCCGCTAAAAATGACCGTCCGTATGAAGCGAGTAGTGCTTTTGTCTTACTGTCCATTGTGTTCTCCTAATTGTAGGTGGTTAATAATAACCTATGGTTTTATGACCCTAGGTAGATTAAAGATAGCGCATTAAAGAATCCTGTGTGGTCTACCCCGCCTGAACTTATTATCAAATCATTGTCAGGATTGTGGTCATGGTGAACACCCATTCGAACAAAATCACCCTTTGTTAAAGTAATCGGAACTGATGTCACGCTCATGTGGAATCCATGTTCTTTAGTTGTTAATTCACCATCTTGACGGGCTATCTCTTGAGTTCCTTTCTCAATAAAGACCGACGCATATCCGCTGTTTTGCCCCTCCCACAAAACTGAAGCAGTTGCTATGTATCTTCCAGTAATCGGAGCGGTGAGTTTTGTTGGGTCACCGATTACCCAGCAATTCCAACCATCTGAATTATCCGCCTCAAATGAAATATAAGTATTCACATCTTCAGGAATGGTAACGGGAGTTGTTCGATAGGCAACTGGAGCAAGGGTTCGGTCAGCACTTGCAACCATACAAAAACCCAATAGGTCAGCCCCATCGTTGAGAAGCCATACTTGGTCATCGGGCTTTGGTGCATAGTTGCTTGCATATTTAACTGAAGGCAAAGTGTTAGGGTCTCCAGCAATTTGAACATCAATAGTCCTATTAGTGTTTACTGTAATTACTTTGCCTTGACGAAGGCGAAGCCCCTGAGAATTTGTTTTAATCTGATTAACTAAATAACTAAAATCCATTAAAATCTCCTACTTCTTCCGATAGCGTTCATCGTACCGCTTGCACTTAAGGGTATAGAAATTGCATCAAGGGTTAAAATCTTGTCTATGCCAATAGGCGAACGAGTGACTTTTACCAAGTCATAGACATCGTGAGCAGGATTAACTATTTGGTCCCATGTAATTTTTTCAGTCGAGCCTAAAACTTTCTTGAGTTCAGCCTTAGCCGCCTCTGTTGCCTCTGCAACCGTGAGGACTGTTGGGCTACTCATGAACTTAACTACCTCACCGTAAGTTTTACGATAGGTAGGTGAAGCGGGGTTATCGTCAAAGGCTTCACCAATGACACCAATGCTTAGATTAGTTCCTTCACCCGTAAAGATAACTCCGTTATAGGAATCATCAATACTTAATGAGCGATTTATTTGTATTAAGACTGAATCAGAACCATCGGTATAGGTTGCAACTGGAGTGCCAAAGTCAGGGTCAGGAATTGGTCTCATACGAGCAATGCCGTTTTCATCAAAATATAAATCCATGGAAGCGGACTCAGCAATTTTAAGCGCCTCTCTCCAAGGGTCAGAGGATTGGTCAAGAGTTGGATACAACAAAGTTGTTACTTGCCCAGTAGCAGGAAAAATAGTTTTTACTTTGGGGTACCTGTACTTGAGCATGTTAGCAATAGCAGTTTCTTTAGCAGTTCCATCTTCAATGTAGAACTCATGGTTTGTAAATTTTGCTCTAGTTAAAATAAGGCTACGGTCTGAACCTTTAATAGTTATTTTAATTCCTTGGGATGTGTCTGTTATGTCCACACTTGTAATGACAAAAACCCCAAGAGGAACTAATTCCTCGGTACCGTCCGCAAAAACTACTCCACGGTAAATCTTTACCTCACGGTTATAGGGTAAAAGAATCGAAGATATATTATTTTGTGGAACTAATGTTCCGTCTTTATCTATAAACTCAAGAGTACATTCTCGGCGTACTGAACGACGATTATCAATAGTGACTTCTCCCGAGATAGGTGAAGCGGTGCTAATAATCGTGTCGTTATTCATATCATAAATCTCAACTTTAGTTCTAGTTACATGAGATTTACTTATGGTCTCCTTGAATGATGCGGAAACTGGATACATTACGGAGCATCAACTTCAAAATAAGAAACTTTAATTACTCGAATTAAATTATTTATGTTGCCCGATTCTGTCCAATTTCTATCTACAAAGCGAACATACTTTTGCCGACCAAGAGGGTCATGAACATGCAAAGTTCCTTGATATGTCAAGACTGGATACAAAGCATCCCACTCATCCTCACCTTGAGTTGTAATTTGATATGAGCCATCCACACCATAAATAGATTGAGCAATTACAACAGACTTAGATGCACCAAGAGGTTTGAATACACCATAAGATTCAACAATGGTTTGACTTAAAGGCTGTTCTACATTTACGCCATTGATTTTAATTGTTGGATTCTCGGGTGCAGTAAAAGACCAATCAGCAGGGTTATCAACTAAAATAGGCTCAGAGGTTGTATAGCCTGAGGAAATAACAGCCATTAGATTTCAGCCCTCGCCTTCGCTCTATATCGGATTGTTGTATCAAACGGTGCTTCAAAATCATTTAATTCAGCAATTTGTGAACTTGTTGCAGTAACAGGACTATTACGAATTGGTAAGAAAGTTGTACCACCATCGACTGAACGCTCTACATCAAACTCAAAATCAGAAAATCCACCTCTAGTAAAAACGGCTGTGTCCCCTGAGTGGAAAGCAATCTTGTCTACATAATGTACCTCACCCGATGCGGCGCTTGCAATGCTTACAAACACTTGAGCATGTGTAGCAGTTGGGGGAGCGGTAACTGTTACCGTTGCGGTTGTAAACGCAGAACTGGTAGCGCTAACTGCGGTTCCAAAAGTTGTAGATATTGTTGCCCCAGCACTTGTTAAATATCTAATTCCAACAGAGGCTTGGCGTGTAGTTGTATTAGCACGAAAGTCTGCAATAGCAGAAAACTCTTGGTTGGCTGTAACTGCAAACTTTGTGGCAGTTGTTGTTGAGGCTGTCATGTCAGCAGTCGCAGAAGCGGTTAATGAAAGAGAAGCACTACCGATTGATGCTTGAGAAGTGCTACGAGCAATAGTGCAATTAGTAGAGGCTTGCCATCCTGTTGTACTTGTTTCTAAAGATGCTTGGTTTTCACTTAAAAAATTTGTCCGACCAAAAACAGTTAAAGTTACTGCGGCAGTATTTTCATTATAGAAAGCAGAAATTAAAGGTGTCGCAGGTGCATCAACATCAATAGTGAATTCACTAAAGGCATACTCACTAAAATAATTAGAACCATTAAGTAATTGAGCAACTCTGACATAGGCTCTAAAAGTTGTGTTGTCTGCTAAGTCTGCCTCTAAAGTTTGTCCATCATTACTAGAAGTAACAATTCCCGTTGTAACAGTAGGTGTAGATGTATTTACATCAAATGATGCTCCGTTGTAAGTAGCCGCTTCAAAAATTTTTATCTCATACGCACTTTGCGGGTCACCATCGGTGTCAGCATAAGTCCAAGTAACTGAAGGAAAAGTTGTTGTTGTTATGGTTCCGCTTGGGGCGGTAACAGTAAGTGAAGGTTGATTTGTTGTTACTACATCTATAAACAACTCAACAAGTGTTGCACGGTCACCGCTTACAATAGCGTTGTCTGCAAACTTAACAACTAGATTATCAATTAAAGTTTGAGTCCAAGCCTGACCGTTTGGGGCAGTTGTAAGTTTAAGAGCGGTATCTAAAGTAGTCATAGTAAGTGTATTGGCTTTTGTAAAAGGAACTGAGTAGGAGACCTCTCTACCGTTTCTATCTGTAATAACACCAAGACTAATTGCAATATTTCCAGCGGTACCAATAGTTACTCGAGCACGAAGATTAACAAACTCAACTCTTTCAGTTGCCGCTAAAGTTTGTGTACCAAACTCTGCTTCATAGGATGCGGGAATTGTTGTACTGGTACGAGTAATAAAAGTTGAATCGCTACTATCGGCGAGCGCCGCATGAACTGAACCCGAACCACCCGAGATAGTAAATGCAGAGGCGTTGTTCCAGTTTGCGTTAGGGCGAAGTACATAAGTAGCCATTATTTGTTTGCCAACTCCTTAGCCAAGATAGCGAATGTTTCTTGAATTCTTTGAGTAATTATGTCAGCCTTTTCATCTTGATTAGTTGCTCCAGTTGTATCAACATTAACAACAAAAGCGCCTTGTTCAATAACAATATTATTTCCACGCACCCCACTTATTTTTGCTTCAGCATCACTAACTTGCGTAATACCTAATTGAGTTGCCGCAATCTTGGCACCAAACGCCGCCTCGGAACCAAACTTACCAATAGCCGCTCCCGTGAAACTTATCTTTTTTTGAATTTCATTTATTTGAGCAATCGCTTCAACGCCTCCACCAAGAATTGACGCCGCTAATTGTGCGCCCTTAATTGGTCCTGACTCAATAATGTCTTGCAGGGCTTTGGTATCAAGACCCATTCCTTGCAAAGTTGCAATCTGTGTAGCAAATTGTTGGCTCTTATCCAAACGCATCCGCATGTTTTCAATAAGCGATTTGGCTTTAGGAATAAACCCATCAGGCAATTCAACTGATTTTAGACCAGCAAAATTTAAGATTGTATCTTTAAGTGAATCAGCAAAATCTTTCGCCGCAGTTTGTAAATCTTCAAGAACATCACGCATAGATTTAATTCCATCCGCCATGGCTTCTTTAATTTTTTTCATAATGTCAGCAGAATTTTGTAGTTCATTTAAGGTTGCATCATCTTGCCCGTTTATACCTTTAATTTCATCTGCTCTTTTTTTCTCTTCTTCTAATACATCCCCAAAACCAAGTCCTGTTTTGAATGAAGCCATAATGTCACTAAAAGCATCGCCTAGTTTGCCAAGCACATTTCCTTCAGTAAAAGACTCAACACCTGCCGCTAGGTTTAATAAAAAATTACCAGCCTTTATAGCCGCTTCACTTGTATTTTTAACAATAAACTCACCAATTTTGAAACCTTGCATTTTTTCTACTTGAGCAATTACTTTACCTAAACCTTCAGAGGCAAATTTTGAACCTTTAACTAATCCCTCAACAATTTTGGCACCATTATCTTGCGCCGCAAAATCTACAATTTTCATAGTAAAGTCAAGCATTTTATTAGCAACATTAGAAATGGCACCAGCCGCACCATTAGAGTAATTACCCCAACCCTTAGAGGCATCAATAAGAGTTTTGGAAACACCCGTAATTAAATCAACGCTTTTTTTAGAACCTTCTTCGGTATCTCCAAACAAAGCATCAGATAAATTACCACCTAAATTTCTTATTGAGTTTATTGTAGATGTAGTTACATTAGTTAAACCAGTAATAACTCCAGCAATAATGTCACCGATTTTAGGTATTTTACTTAAAAGGTTTGCTAGATTTTGAACCCAACTTTTAACTTTTTCTAAACCATCTGCAAGAAAATTACCTATTCCTGACCCAATGGTTTTGAAAATACTAAAGATACCCTTACCTAATAAACTAAATCCAGCAATAACTCCTTTTACAATAGTTTTAGTAACAGATAATAATTTTTCAAAGAAAAAGATACCTGTTGCAATGGCTTTGAGTATATTTGCAAAAGAAGTGACTATAAAAGTTACAGCCATAGCAATAACTCTCATAACTGTGTTAAATACAAAAATTACAACTTTACGGAAAGCATCGTTGTTTTCCATTAGATTTACAAACGCATCTAATACAAACTTAATACTTTTTATTATGCCTAAAAAAACAGCAAGAATAGTGGCATAAACAAATTGAAATACTGCGGCAACAACTTTACCAAAAGTATTGTTTATATCAATTAACTGACCAAAAGCAATAAGCAAGTTTCCGAAGGCTCGCAAAACAAAGCCAATTACTTTGCCTACAATAGATGCAACGGCATTAAACACTTTTGTAAATTGAACTCTAAATGTTTCTGAAGTGTTATACAAAATAACAATAGCCCCTACAAGTCCCGCTATTGCCGCTACAACTAAACCAATAGGATTCATTTTCATAGCCGTATTTAACATAAGTTGCGCTTTAGTTAATAAACCTGTTGCTGTTTTTTGAGCGATTGTTAAAGCGGTTTGAATTTTGGTGTAAGCATTTACCGCCAACACTTGAGCCATATATCCAGCATAAGCAACTGCGATAATTGCTAAGACCGAAAGAAGCACTTTGAACACTCCTGCGTATTTTTGAACAAAACTAATTGAACGGCTAATTACCGAAGATAAAAATGTTATAGCCTTAGCAACAACACCGATTGCTAAAGCAGATACTTCTGTAAGTATTGATGCTAAATTTTTAAGTGTTGGCAAAAGTGGTGTAAAAGAAGTAACTAATTGTCCTATTGCTCCTCTTAATTGAGGAGAAGTCACGGCTAAAACAAATGTTGTAAAAATTACATTGAATTTTGATAGTTGTAAGAAAAATCCTTCGAAGAAAGGAGCCGCTTGCGCTAAAGATTTACCTGCTCGTATACCAAAAAAAGTAGCAAATGCCGCCGCAATAGGTAATACTTTTTCCATAGTTCCAGCAATTTCATTTACACTTATTTTACTTTTATCTATTTTTTCAATAAAGTTTCCTATATTTGTAGCCAAAGTTGCAAACGGGTTTGCTAATTTAGTTAATACTTTTTCCAAAGCATCAAGAATTTTAGAAAAAGAACCAGTACCTTCTGAGGCTCTTGCCAATTTGGTTCGCAAATCAAGAGTAGATAAAATTATTGCACTAAAAGCATTAAGTAATCTTAATCCAACTGCTTCTTGCAATTTTCTAGTTTGGTCACCCATTTCTTTTAAGGCTCGGGAAGGACTTTGTATTGCTAAAGCATAAGCACCTTGAACTTTAATTCCTTCTCTCAGAATTAAATTAAGAACTGCTTGGCGTCTTTCAGCCATAGTTAAGTCACTTGCGCTTTTACCTATTTCTCGACCATAGATAGCAAAAGCCTCGGTAGCCCCAGCAGTAATACCAATTTGTCGCAACATTCTTGTTTGACCTGTTGTAATAGCAAAAATTAAAGAATTCAAAGCATCGGCTGAATTAACGCTTGCTGTAACGGATAAGTTTTGAGCAATGTTGGCTAACTCAGTAGCGTTACTTAAATCAACATTTGATTGAGCAAGTTTAATAATTGCCTTGCGGGAAGCCACCGAAGATAATCCAACATTTTGAATTTCTTCAGCCGCAATAGCAAGTTGGGTATAACCGTATCGAGTAGATTGACCGATAGCCTGTAAAGCGATATCTAACTCTTGAACTTCAGCCGCCGCTTTGAATGACCTAGTAGCAAAAACAATTAAACTAATTGCCGTACCAGCGGCGACTGCTCCAAGCGCATTTAGACTTGAATTTAGTTTACTTGCCGCACCTTGAAAACTTTCAGCACTTCTTGAGGCTTCTTGTAAACCTTTTGTAAATTGTGCAGAGTCAGCCGTTAAGCGAGCACGGACTTCCATGGTTGGGGACTCAGCCATTTATCTCCTCGCCTTCGCTCGTCTCTCGGCTTTTTCACGCTCTTTTTCTTTGAGAATATAAAAAGCGTTCCATTCAGTTAATTCCATACTGCTAAGAGGGCGGTGGGAACCACTTCCATAAAGTAGTTCTCCCACCGTCCTTCCTAACTTCTCAGCGATTTCAAAAAGAAATCGTCGCTCAGGATTCTTGAGGAAATCGAGCCTGTGCTTGTTCTACCGCCTTTTCGCTAAGACCTGAACTGCCAAGAGCCTTTGTTGCCAAACGCTCAATGACTGCGCCATTCTTTGAAAGGATGGCTTCACGGTCTTGGTCTGTAAAGATTGGTAGACCCGTTGTTGGGTCAAACACGGTGGCTATTACAGTTTTTGCATACATATTAGAAACATCAACTTTATCTGAAGAAGTAACTCCCTCTGTAAGAGTTGCTCTCTGTCCAGCCGTCATAGAACGAATTTCTACTGTTACGCCCCACTCAGGGACTTCTAGTAATTCCTTCGTAATATCGTCTGCTTCAAATATCTTGCCTCTTAAATCTGTCATTTCTTTTTCTCCTTGGGACACTAGGTTGGTCACGATAAATTATTAAGTTTTTTTAACGCAGTTCTTATGCTGAGTAGGTGCCTCTTGTTACGGCGCCTGTCACTTGGAACTCAGCAGAGTATGTCACTACATCTCCGATAGCACCACTCTTCTCGTAAGAAGTAAGGATGCACTCTCCTGTGTACTTGACGAATCCGTTGGTTGAGCCTTCAGGACCGTACTCAAAAGAAACTGAAGCCGCTTGACCTAAAATTCCAGCCAAGTGAGCATCAACTGTTGCGTCAAAGTTTCCTGAAACGCTGACTGTTGAGTCTGATAATCCGACAACATAAGACTTCGCTGATGAACCAAAAGTGCTGGTCTCGGCTGTGTCTACTGATTGTGGGAATGAAACATCTGTAAGGGTGTCGCTGATGCTGGTAAGGGTTCCACCTGAGTTGTCTACCTTGAATACGGTGGATTTACCATGTCTAAATGTTGGCATTGTTTTTACCTCCTAGTAAAAGCCACCACGGGGGTAGCCGAGCCTGATGAACCTGCGACTGTGTAATTCACTCGTAGGTATCTATTGATTGTTGTACCACTAGCAACCTCAACTCTTTGTGAAGTTGTAGTTGTAGTGCCGACCACGGTAAAAGTAACCAAGTCAGCAAAAGTTGAGTTATCGGCTGAGTGTTGGATTTTTACTGTGATATTTCCATTGCGGGTGTTTACTGGAACTGACAAGAAACCTGCTCCACCATTTGTGGTAGAGGCTCCGTTATCTACGCCCGTTCCGTTTCCAGTCGTTGTTACAGCCGAGCCTGAAGAAAGAATTCTTCCGTGCTCAACGGCATCTGTTGATTGGAATTCTGCACTTGCTTGAACGATGTCTGCGATGGCACTTGAGACCTCGTAGGATGTATCGTCAGCAATTAACATAATTGCCCCTGCGCCATTTGAATGACCCTCGGGAGCAACAATTACTTGAGTCTTGGTTGCATTACCAAGAGCATCTTCAAAAAATTCATCTGTACCTGTGGAAGCAGTTGCCTCAAACATTCCTGAAAGAGATACTGTTCCATCACGATGACCTACAACATAGGTCTTGGCGCTTGTTCCGAAAGCGCTAGTTTCAGCGGTGTCGATACTTGTCGAAGCGCTAACATCATTAAAATAAGTAGAAAAATCAAATTCATCAAGAAAGATATTGACATTTTTACCGTGGCTAAATGTAGGCATTATTTCTCCTCAACTGGGCGTTGGAATGGGGTGCCATCTTGGAGAAAACCATCGCCATCAATATCTTCAGCGTTGGCATCGAAACCATCTTCAACAGCAGGTTCTTCAACCTTTTCTGCAACGGGTTCGGCTTTAGGTTCTTCTACAACAGGCTCTTCGATTTTCTTTGTTGGCTTATCGGCATCTTCAATAATGCCTGACTCTAAAAGCCATTTGACCGATGTTGCTGGCAAATCTTCTACGATTTTTCCAGCCTCGGCTCGTTTGTTTGGTGGGTAATCAATACCCTGCAAGACTCTATAACGAGCCATCTAAACCTCCTCCGTGACGGCACATAGAAAACCCGAGTGACCGTCAGGTCACTCGGACACGGAAGAGACGAAAAACTCAGGCGACTAAGCGCACATTAGGTTCAGTA